AGTTTGTCTCTCGTTTTAGAACAACGAACACAGACTATATTTTTAATCAATACACAATAAACAAGAATCAACTACTTATAGTTGGATGTATATCCATAATAGGTCTCTTGTGTGTGGGATATATTTTCAGAAAGAGAAAAGAACGTAGACTAAGGGGACTTAACTCAATAATGATTGATTTATTGTTATTCCCTCTACGAATCTTTTTGTTCCTATATAGCCTTTTTGCACAAACCCAGATGAAAACTAGTAAAATTATGATGAACGGCATCAATGCATTAATATAACACAGAGGATCAGTTAAATAGACGCCTATATCCGCTAGTTTCAAATTTGTGAAATAACCAGATTACCGAAAAGATGATATAATTAATTTAGACCTTTATGGTTAAGTCAAACACGTAAATTATAAAGTCTTGAACAGTCACTTGTATCATCATTCTGAACCCACTGTGGTCGATATTGATGTGGTAAAATCTTTAATTTCAGATTAAGGAGATTTCGAGAATTTCAAGAGGCTGCAAGTGATATATTCCTCGCACTCACTATCCGCTGTTAAACTGAACAACCAAGAATTGCTCTTAATACCTTCTGATAGATACTGTACTTCAAAATGTGTAGATATCATCTCATGGATGTAGGACAGAAATGTGGGTAAACACCTTTCTCCTAGATTTGTAGAAACTTGTGAAGACTTTGGTAGATACGTTCTAAAATCCTTATCTTTAAAAACTAAATACGCCAACATCGTTCGTGTCGGTAATGGCAATGTACAACATGCCTGCGTTTTAGTTAATGTTTTCTAATACAGATCAATCGAATATGAATAAGTATAGAAACTACTTGATATGGAAGATTCAGACAAAGAACTCGACTAAATCTAAGAACAAAAACCTCAGCAGAATTAGATTCCCAGAAAAAAGAAAATCTAGAAACAAAGCTAGAAGAAGCTCACTGCGAAATAAGAGTTATTCATTACTAATGTGTTAACTCCAATCTCTTAGAAATCCCATTCTAAGAAATCGTAAATCAAATCCTCAACCTAGGATAGCAGACCAGTTATCCCACTCCCCGTTAATAGCACAGATAAACCAACACAAATAAAGAAAGAATTGATGAAATTCTACCAACAATACATTAGAAAGATAGCAAAAACAGATATCTAAGATGATTGGCTTAATTGTTAATATTGTGTCGATACAGGAGTAATAGTTGAGATTATGGATGTATGTAGATTTAGAAGTATTAAAATTGAATAAGATCTTACTAAATACATCAACATCCCAGAGATTTTTAATAGGGAGGAGAAAATTTGCACTAAGTGTATGAAAAAGATTTACACTAG